CTCTTCTTCGGCAGCGACGCACTCAACGTGAAGTTTGCCGATCGCCTCGGCACGCGCCAGGATGCTCTGGCAGATCTGCGCGCCGTGATCGCACCAGCAGGAGTCTCAATCCAAACCCAAGGGAGAACCAGTATGCACGAAGAACCGCTCGCGGCGGAGACCCAGGCCTCTGCCGTCGATCTTGACGCCATCCGCGCGGAGGCACGAAGGCAGGGCTACGCCGATGCGCGGGAAATCGCGGAACTCTGCGCGCTCGCGGGCATGCCCGCCCGGGCGGCCGCGCTTCTGGCGAGGGAGGTCAGTCCCGCCGATGCGCGGCAGCACCTCATGGAAGCGCGCGCCGCGGAGGACGCAACCGAAGTCCGCTCTCACGTCATGCCCGACACCGGGACCAGCGTGAAGGCGAATCCCGAGAACAATCCGGTCCTGAAGGCTGTCGAACGCCTCGCCGGGAAAGGAGTCAACTAACATGCCAGTTCAATCGGAACAGAACTACCTCGGCGACTGGCTCAAGTACGAAGACGAGAGCCTTTACAGCCGCGACGAAGTTGTGGTCGTGTCCGGCCAGAACCTAGCCACCGGTACCGTCGTCGGAATCATCACGGCGAGCGGCAAGGCGACGCAGCTCGCGCCGGCCGCCAGCGACGGTTCGCAGAATGCCGCAGGCGTGCTGCTGCTGCCGGTGGATGCATCTTCGATGGACAAGGGTGGGGTGATCATCGCGCGCCACGCCATCTGCTCGGACAAGAAGCTAGTCTGGCCGGGCGGCATCACCACGCCCCAGAAGACCACGGCCATCGGCCAACTGAAGACCCTGGGCATTCTCGTCCGGGAAGGAGCCTAACCCATGATGCTGAACCCCTTTTCGACTGACGCCTTCAACATGACGGCGCTCACCGCCGCCATCAACAAGGTCCCGAACACCTACGGGCGCCTGGAGCAGCTGAACCTGATGACGCCGCAGGGCGTGCGGACCCGCACCATCATCATCGAGGAGATGAGCGGCGTGCTGAACCTGCTGCCCACACAGCCCGTCGGCGCGCCGGGCACGGTCGGCTCCACCGGCAAGCGCAAAGTGCGCTCGTTCGTGATCCCGCACATCCCGCACGACGATGCCGTCCTGCCCGAGGAGGTCCAGGGTATCCGTGCGTTCGGCTCCGAGACGGAGACCGACGCCCTGGCGAACCTGCTTGCGCTGAAGCTGCAGAACATGCGCAACAAGCACGCCATCACGCTCGAGTACCTGCGCATGGGCGCGCTCAAGGGCGTGATCCTCGACGCCGACGGCTCGACGCTCTACGACCTGTACAGCGAGTTCGGTATCACGGCGAAGACCGTGGCCTTCGCGCTGGGCACCGCCGGCACCGAAGTGTTGCTGAAGGTGCTTGAAGTGAAACGCCATATCGAGGACAACCTCAAGGGCGAGTTCATGACGGGCATCCTGTGCCTGTGCTCGCAGGGCTTCTACGACGCCTTCACCACGCACGCGAAGGTGAAAGAGGCCTTCCAGTACTACCAGCGCAACCAGCAACTCGGCAATGACTACCGCACCGGCTTCACCTTTGGCGGTGTGACGTTCGAGGAGTATCGCGGCCAGGCGACGGACGCTTCCGGCAATGTGCGGAAGTTCATCGCCGACGACGAGGCGCACTTCTTCCCGCTGGGGACGGCAAACACCTTCCGGACGTTCTTCGCGCCGGCGGACTTCAATGAGACGGCGAACACGCTGGGGTTGCCGCTCTACGCCAAGCAGGAGCCGCGCAAGTTCGGGCGCGGCACCGACCTGCACACGCAGCAGAATCCGCTGCCCATCTGCCTGCGGCCCGAAGTGCTGGTGAAGGGCACGAAGACCTAACCATGAGCGGTTGGGAGTCGGCGGTAGGTGGACTGAACGCGGCCGTCGTGAATGCGTTCGGCCGCGACGTCCTCTACCTACCTGAGGCTGGTGGGCAGGCCACCGTCCGCGCGGTGTTTCAGACGGCACGGGAAGCCGAGGACGTCTCGCCGGGGGTGTATGCGGTACTGTTCGTCCGGCTGGCGGACTTGGCTGCGGCACCCGTTCGCGGCGATGAGGTGGAGATCGGCGGCGCACGGTACAAGGTGTTCGACATCGAAGCGGACGCCGAAGGTGCCGCCGTGCTGAAGCTCCGGCAGGTGAGTTGATGCCCAGCGTTCGGGTCTACCAGAAGAAGCAACTCCGGCTCGACCTGCTCAACTTCCGTCAACGGCGGATGTATGAGTTGGGCGGCACCGGTGTCATGGCAGTGAAGGCGCGACTGGGGGCGGCGCAGGGCCCCGGTGACAGTGCAGCCAAGCCTCTCACCAAGCGTTACGCCATCTTCAAGACGCGGAAGGGCAAGGGCAATCGCCGCAACCTGGCCTTCACCGGCGATCTACTTCGCAACTTCCAGGTGCGGACGGTGAGCGAGAACCGGGCCAAGGCCAATGTGACGACCCGCAAGGACCGGATCAAAGCCTGGGCCAACCAGAAGCGCGAGACCTGGATGGTGTTCTCGCCAAAGAACAAGGCCGCCGTGATGGAGGCTGCGCGAAGGATGCTCGAAGCAATGAAGCCTCGGTTGCTCGTTGAGCGCGCCCTGGGAGGAAAACAACGGTGATCAGCCCCGCCGAACTCGTCGATAACCTCGTGGCCTTGCTGCGCGACATCCCGGAACTCGTTGCTGAGATGGGTGGAGACGAGCAACGGATCTTCCCCTACCACGATCAGTACCCGAAGCGGGCGAGCCTTGCGGCCGCCATTCACGAGATGCCCGCGCCGGGGATCATGGTGGCCTGGCAAGGGACGACGCCGGGCGCCCTCGGCGGTATGGACGTCTGGAAGCACCAGGTGACACTCTACCTACGGTCGCGGGAGACGTTCGACGGCGAGCCGCAGACCGCGTACTACCGGCTCTTCCGGCTGATCACAAAAGGCGTGCCCGCTTCTATGGGCATTCCAATGATGAACGCGACGGTCCACGGTGCCTGCCATCCAATGGACCTGCCGCTCATCCAGCGTCAGACCGATGCCGAGGGCCTCGATTACTTCGAGGTCCCGCTCACGTTTACGGAGATGGGAGATGACTGAGACCGTGCACATGCGCTCGCTCGGCGGCGAAGTCCGTGAAGTGGAAGCGCGGCCCGAAATCCTGGTTCCCCTGATGATCAGCGGCTGGCAGCAATGCGAACCGCGAGAGGAGGTAACGCCTGATGTCCGTGACGCGGATGCAGGAACTTCAGATCTGCTTCGGTAAGCAGAAGCAGGCAGACATCGGAACGGCCAACACCGGTGTGCAGATGTGGCAGCTGCGGAAGTTGAACGCCGCGCTCGCCAACCCGAAGCTCAACACCGAGAACGACGCCGAGGAGTTCGGCAAGGGCCACGAATTCCCGACGCAGTCGTTCCAGACGTCCTGGGACGTCAACGGGACACTCGAAAAGTACCTCGGCGCGGAGATCGGCGCGTGGGCCATGGCGTATGGCCTGGGCAAGGTCGTGAAGTCCGGCACCAACCCGAACTTTACCTACACTTGCACGCCACTCGTTCCGTCCAGCGGGGATGCGGCCGAACTGCCGTACTTCTCTTTCGTGGAGCAGATCCGCCCGGGTGCGGGCGTTGTGGCTGATCGCATGGCCGTGGGCTGTGTGGTCGAGGGGTGGACCATCTCGATCGGGAGTGGCCCTGGCCGGGCCAACTCGAAGATCACGGTCGAGTTCGTCGGCTCCGGCAAGGTCACGGAGCCTTCCGGGATCACGCTGCCGGCAGCCACGCTGGAGAAGCTCCTGCCCTCGGCGTCGCTCGCCCTCACGATCAACGGTGTCAACTACGTCTCCAACAAGAACATCGTCTCACTCGAGTCGTCCTGGAAGAACAACGTCCGTTTGGACGGTGGGTTCTATCCAGGCTCCGGCTTCCAGACGCCCGGCGATGGTTCGAGCGGCGCCATCCGCGGCCGCCTGGAGTTCGGCAACCGCCAGGGCACGCTCCGCTTCGTGGCCCGCTTCGAGAACGGTTCCACCGAGTTGACCAAGCTCAAGAACCAGTCCACCGGCACGGCGGTGATGTCGCTCACCTACGACGCGAATAACTCGCTGGAGATCACCTGGCAGAAGGTCTCCTTCGCCACTGCAGAACTGGGCGAGACGGACGGCATCGTCACGGTGTCGGTGGAGTGCCTGCCGATGTGGGATACGACCAACGGCGTCGTGTCGGCGGTGGCGAAGTGCGGGGTGGACGGCATCTGCCAGTAAGGAAAACCATGGAACAAACGACTGTAGTCTTCGATTCGACTCGCCCGATTGCGTTGCAGCTTCGAACCCCAACCGGCGTGAAGACCGTCCGCGTACGCTTTCCTTCCGACGAGGAATGGGCGGAACGGCAGCGCCGCCGCAAGGTCGTCATCAAGCAGTTGGGCCGCGGCGTCTCCGAGACGATCATCGGTAACGCGGAGGACGCCGACGCCGCCCTTCTTGCCAGGATCAGCGATGGTGAGGGGCCGGAGGTCGATCCCTTCGAGGCCAGCCGCATCATCGAGCAACTGAGCCAGGCGGAAGTGGATGACGTGGTGCAGGCCGGCGATTCCTTCCGCGTCACACTGCGCGTCCTGGGCGGCGTCGTCATGCATCTGCTGAAGATGCCCTCGGCCAAAGAGGTCTTCGAGTACCGGCGCGGATTCGCCCGGGTGCTCGACCTGCCGTACAACCGCCAGGAACTCACCATCAACCTGGCCGCCGCTGGCACGCTCTACAAGAAGCTGATCACGGCAACGGAGGGCTACGCTGGCGAGGCGCCCATCATCCACCAGGCCGTCGCGGTCAAAGCAGCCATCGACGCTCTCGACGCGGGCTTCCAGGAGAACGCTGACCCAAACTGACGGACGGGGAGTGGCCCGAAAAGCCATCCCTGCGATTCCTCATTCACTGGTCTCTCCGGCGCGAGGATTTGTGCGATCCCGGCCTCTGTCCGGATGCACCCGAAGACGGCGGCCGCTGCGGCCGCTGTCCCCTCGACAGGCTCGACGCCGCCCAGTATTCCGAGGCCGGGCTTCTGATCCGCCGGGCGCTGGATCTTCGGGCGGCACTGAAGCTGGGGGTCCGGATTGGTCTCGATGAAATCCGGGCGGATGAGTTTTGCGCCCTGACTGTCCTCGAAGAAGAGCGCGACACCCTGGATCGCGAGCAGATGAATCCCCATGGCCGACAACAAGCTTGAACTGGTCGTCGAGGTTGACACCAACAGGGCCAATGCTTCCATCAAGAGCGTCAACTCCAGCCTGTCGAGCATGGAAGCGACGGCCGCCAAGAGCGCGCGGGGTGCGACGCAGGGGATCGACGGCATGACGGCAGCGATGGTGAAGGGTGCAACCGCCGGCAACCTGTTCGCCGACGCCATCAAGAGCGCCGTCACTTGGGCAAAGGAGTTCACCGTCGGCTCGGTAATGATGGCAGCCGAGAACGCGAAGGCCGAGGCCTCCCTCAAGGCTCTGGCGACGGCGCACGGCGTCGGTGCTGCCGCCGCTACCAGGCAGGTGGCGGCCATTGAAGAGATCGGTTTCGAGTTCACCGAGGCGGCGCACGCCGTGCAGCGGCTCATCATCGCCGACATGGACTTGGCTAAGGCCGAGGGCCTCGCAAAACTCGCCAAGAATGCTGCGGCGGTGCAGAACGTGTCAGCCGGCGAGGCTATGGAGGCCATCGTCCTGGCGATCGAGTCGGGCGCCTCACGGGGCCTCCGCACGCTCGGGCTGTTCGTCGACTTCCAGAAGGAGGCCCAGATCGCCCAACTTCAGTTGGGCCGGTCGCTGAATGAAACCGAGGAGAAGCAACTCCGCTACAACGCCGTGATGCGGGAAGGAGCGAAGATCCAGGGTGCGCACGCGGCCGCTTCGCAAACAGTGGAAGGCCAACTCGGCGCCCTGCGGCGCGAGTTCAACAACCTGCGGGAGGATATTGGAGCCAAGTTCCAGGATGACCTCAAGGCGCTGATCGGCAACCTGCGCGGTTTGGTCGGCTGGCTCAAAGAGAACACGGGCCTGCTGAGCAAGTTCGAGGAGGTTGCTCTGTGGGTGGCCGGCGTCCTGGCCTCCTACGCTTTGGCCGACAAGATTATGGCGCTGGCCAAGTCCACCGCCGCCCTAAATCTGGCCAGCCTGAATCCGTATGCCCTGCTGGCAGCCGGGGTGGTGGGAGCAGGATTTGCCATTTACTCGCAGTGGAAGGACACCCAGGCGCAGTTGCAGGCGCGGTTCGACGACATGCAGAGGCAGGCGCTCCGCGACGACCTGTTCAGTGGCAAGACCAACGTCGACGCTCTGCGCAAACAGGGCATGACCGACGACCAGATCCGGGAGTTGGTCACGGGCAAGCGACTGCTGCCCGGCGAGCAGCCGTTCGAATTCGGCGGCCCGAAGATCACCGTCAAGACCGGCAACGAACCCGACCTCGACGCACTCAAGCGTGCGGCCGAGATACGCAAGCGGCAACTGGACGTTGAGCGGGAGTCGCGCCAGGCGGCAATCGAGGCAGGCGCAAAAGGCCAGCCTGGCTTCGCCCGAGAGATCGCCGAGATAAACGCGCGCATCGAGAAGTGGACCACGTTCACAAATGACAAGGGCATCTCCCAGCGGATCAACCTAACGCGCCAGGCGTGGCAGAACGTGATCGACGAACTGGGTAACCGCTGGTCGGCGTTCAAGGAGAAGTCCCAGAAGGAGAACCGCGAGCAGCTGGCCGAGTATCTGAAGGGCGAGGAAGAAGTGGCCCGGCAACGGATGCAGTTCGAGGCCGAGGTGTACCAGCGCCGCCTTCAGTACAACGAGGACATCGCTCGTCGGAACCTCGATCACCTCGAACGGATGATGGGCATGGAAGAGCAGCGCGCCGGCATCGACCGTGACACCCGGCTGCGGGCGGTTGAGGCAATAGACGCCCAGACGCTCAAGCAGAAGGCGTGGGTCGAGCAGCAGAAGGCACAAATCGAGGTCGACTACCTGGAGCGGGTCCACGAGATCAAGACTCGGCTGTTCGACCTCGAAACCTCGCGTATGGTCCTGGAGGAAGAGGCGAACCTGCGGCGGCTCGGGTACCGGGCCGACAAGATCAAGGCTCGCATCGCGGAGGTCACCCAGCAACGAGAGGAGATCCGCCAGGCGAACCAGGAGGGCACGGATGCGGCGATCGACGCCGCCCGTCAGAACGCCGCCAACCGGACTGCGGCCATGGTCCGGGACCACAACCGGCAGATCTTCGATTCCTTCAAACGGCAGGCCGAAGGTGTGTTCGATGCGCTGCTCACGAAATCGCAGTCCATCTGGTCGGCCATCGGCAACTCGCTGAAGACCGCACTGCTGACTGCCATCAAGGATGTAGTGAGTTCGCGCGTGGCGGCCCTGCTGATGCAGATATTCACCGGCCAGAAGGTGTCCTTCGCTCAACAGAACTCGGGCGGGAGCGGGATCCTGGGCGGCCTCGTTGGAATGCTCGGCATTGGAGCAACGCCCGTTTTCGGTGGAGGCGGCATGCCTGGCGCGACGCCACCGTTTATTCCCAGCGGGAATGCAGGTACGGGCAGAGCGTTTTCCAAGGCTGGCTGGGCTGGCTCGCTCGCGAACCTCAAGTCGTTCGCGGGCATCGGTGGCAGCGTGCAGTTGGCGCCCGGCGTCGCGACCACCTGGGAAGCCGCCACCATGGGCCAGAAACTCTCCGCCATCGGCAAGTCGAACGCGGCGCTGATGGGCGGAGCCATGCTCGCCATGTACGGGCTCCAGCGGGGTGGCGTGTCCGGACTGGCCATGACCACCGCCGGCGGAGCGCTGATCGGCTACAAATACGGAGGCCCGATCGGCGCCGCCATCGGTGCTGGCATCGGCGCGGTCGCCGGGCTGGTCCGGATGTTCGTGAAAGGAGCGCAGGAGAAGGCGCGGGAGAAGATCAAGGCGACATACGGCGTCGATATTAGCGACAAGGGCGTGTTGAAGCAGATCGTCGATATCGCCAAACAGGGTTTTGGCGGCAACCTGGACATGGCCATCCGCAGCCAGCAGATCCGGGACTTGGTTGAACTGTATGCCCTCTCCACGGGCCAGGGCACGTCGGGACTTCCTGCGGCCATGCGCCCGGTGTCTCTCCTTCAGCAGGGCGGGAGCCTCTTCCAGCAGAGCTCCGGCAGTCTCACCCTGGACAGGATTGGTGGCGTTTCCCCTTCTGCTGCCGCCCCCACGGTAATCAACATCACCGTGCCGGGGGCCAAGGAGTTCTTCGAGAAGGAGACGGTGCGAGTGGTGGTCGAGAATCCGCGCGCCGTGCAATCCGCGGCGATGACAGCCACGAAGCAGAACGCGGGCCGCCGGGAGATGACGGGGCTGCAACTCAGTCCGGGATTGATCGTGTCATGACCCGCCAGGAACTCATCGAGAAGATCGCCCGCGCGATCGCGGAGATGGAAGGGTTCTATCTCACAGCCGCGCTCCCGACCCTTGCCCAGCGGAACGCGAATCCGGGGAACATCCGCCAGTGGCGGGACGCGAAACGCCGGGCCTATCCGACCCAGGGCGGTTATGTGGATTTCGTTGCCTGGGCTTCAGACCGCTTTCCCGGCGCCTCGCGCGAAGAGCTGAGCCAACGGGCCATGGATGAAGGCTGGCGCATCCTGCGCCTGCTCGTCGGCCAGTATCTCGATGGGCGGTACACGCAAGGCAAGCCGCCGACAGCGGAGGAGATGTTCCGCATCTACGCGCCTTCTGCTGACGGGAATCACCCGGCTACGTATGCGCGCTTCGTAGCGGGCAAACTCGGCGCGCGCCCGGACCAGCGGCTCATCGACCTGGTGACTGCCTGATGCCGGGCTCAGTTCAGAACGCCGCTCCGGCCACAGTCCTGCCGCACAGCCTGTGCCGCTCCTTCGTCCATGAGAGGGAGTACCCGGCCTTCGAAAACGAGTACAGGAATGGTGAGTCGCAACGGACGGTCCAGGCGGCCAACAGCCGCAAGCGTTGGCGGCTCGCGAAGCGACTGTCGCCCGTACAGCTCGCTGGGCTCCGCGACTTCTACGACGCCTGCAATGGCCCGAGTGAGGCGTTCTTCTTCTACGACCCGTATGAGACCAGCCCGAAGTTCTCCCACGATCCAACCGGTCAAGCTGTTGCAGGTCGGTACACGGTCCGCTTCGCCGGCGAATGGAACCAGTCGGTTTCGCTCGGGCGGTCGGACGTTTCAATCGAACTGATCGAGGTGGCCTGAACCATGCCCGGCAAATCGCAACCACACACCGACGCAGTCCTGAACGTCCTGCGCGGCACGACGCTTAATGGCGTGTCGCCCTTCGTGGGCCTGTTCTCGACGGCTCCCGCCAACGATGCAGGTGCGGGCACTGAGCTCGCCGGCAACGGCTATCAACGCCAGGCCGCCACGTTCGGTGCGCCGGCAACCGATACAGGCAACGTCCGGAAGATCGCCAATACGAACAACATCTCGTTCGGGCCGGCGACGGCGGCCTGGACCCAGGCAGTCGCTTTCGGGATCTTCGACGCGCAGACGAACGGGACGCTCCTCTACTGGGATTTGCTCCCGATTCCGAAGACCGTCGAGCTGGATGACTACGGGCAGTTCGCGCCGGGCGCTCTGGTGGTGAAGGAGGACTGACAATGCCCGACAACATCGACATCTCGCCCGGCGCGGGTGCGACGGTCGCCACCGACCAGGTCGGCAGCGGGCGCCACTACCAGCGGGTGAAGCTCACCGATGGCGCAGAGGGATCGGAAACCCATGCCAGCGTGCGCGCCGACGGGACGCAGGAGGTCAGCCTCTCCGATCTCAACGCCGCCCTCTACGCGATCCTAGAGGCGATTACGCGCCCGATGTCGCAGGATCCCGGCACGGGCCGGCAGCGCGTTCTCCTCGACGCCATCACGGCAAGCCTCACCCTGGCGACCGTCTCGACCGTGACAACGGTCAGCACCGTGACGAACCAAACCCAGATGGGAGGCTTCCCCATCCTGGACGTGCTCTTGAAACCCACAGACCGAAATCTGTGGAACAACTCCGTCCGACAGAGGATTACCTGATGCCCACGACTCTCGGTTTCAAGCCGCTAATCGACCTTCCAGAATGGCGGCCCATCGCCAACGCACCAGCGGCATCGGGCGCGGGAACTCAATTGGTAGCCGGACTCCGCAACAACAGTGACCGCGGCGCTTACGTCTTCCTGCTGGCGAGCAACACCGGCCTGCACGCCTACGACGTGGAAGACGACGACTGGTTCACGCTCGCCTCACCCGCCCTTGCCGGGACGTTCGGCGCAGGGGCCGGGGCGGTAATGATGCCGTCGCAGGGTCCACGCGGCACGCTCGCCGCCGGAGCCACCACGTCGAGCGTCGTCCTCAACACCGCACTTCCCGCCGCAGTTGCGCCAAACCAGCTTGCGAACAAGGGGAACAGCAACGGCCACAAGATCCGGATCATCGGCAACAGCGCCGGCGGATCGGGCAAGACGGAGGAACGCTACATCGTCGGCAACACAGGCGGAACCACGCCCACGCTGTATCTCGACTCTCCGCTGTCTTTCACCCCGGCGACCGGGGATGCCTTCGAGATCCTTTCGGGACGCCTGTATCTCTTGGGCGCTGGCACCCTGGCGGCCGGCGTCTGGAAGTACTACGACCTCGCCACGAACTCGTTCTCCGGCAACCTTGCGACGACAAACCTCCCAGCCACGATCAACACCGACTCGAGCTTCGTCGGGCTGGATGAATCCTACGTGCCGTTCGATGCGAATCCGGGTGACGGCTACTTCGGCCAACTGACGGCGACGGCGGCCACGGCGAGTACGGTCACCGGCCAGGCCGCCAATGGCGATGCGGCAGTACTCGCCAACGAGTATCGGAACTTCCAGATCCGGGTCGTGCAGGACACCGTCACTCCGACCGCCGTGGGCCAGCGACGCAACATCGCCTCGCACACGGCAGGCCCTTCGGCGGTCTACACGGTTTCCAGCAACTGGACGGTGACGCCCTCGTCGAGTGCGGTCTTCGTGATCGAAAACAACGGTGACAGGATTCTTCTCTGGTCCTCGGCCAGCGCAAACACCTTCACCTACAACATCACCGCGAACGCGTGGGATACGACAACCTTCGGCGCACGGCCAGCAGCGATGGGCGCGGGCTGCGTATCGTGCGGGTCGTTCTTCATGCGGCCGGATGCCGCCAAGCAGGCCCGCCACAGCTACATCTTCAGCTTTCGCGGCGGCAACGTGGCGACGCTCGACCTGTTCGACATCGCGGGCGGAGCCACTGGCCTTTGGGGTGGCGCTATCGCCTACGGCGGCTCCGGAGGCGTCCTCTTCACGACCGGCAGCACGATCACGCCCGATCCGTTTACAGGGAATGGCCGGTTCGCCTTCATCAACTACAACGGCGGCCAGCGCTGCCTGAAGTTCGACGTGAAGAACAGGGTGCTGAGCCCGGCATTCTATATGCGCTACCCGCAGGGGACGGCAGCGGTGGGCCAACGCATGGCGACGGCAATGTTTGTGGACGGGGCGACGAAGCTCGTCTTCATCCTCCTCCAGCGCATGGGCGGCGCGGAAGTCTTCGAGATGGCGGTCCAGAAATAGGGCACGATGTCGCTCCTGTTGCTGTTCCGGCGCGGGGCGCGAGTCAACGCTCTGGCAGGGACCGTGGCTGGCGAGTCGGCTGGTGCTGGGCATCTGGCGGCCGTGCGGCGCCTGGCTGGACCTGCAATGGGCTCGGGCCAAGCAAGCGGGACATTCGCCCGGCTTCTGGGCCTGGCTGGATCCGCAGTCGGCGCAACCAGCATCGCAGCATCCCTGGAGGCGGTCCGGAGCATATCGGCTCACGTCGCGGGGGCTGCGCTGGCGTCGGGGCGCCTGGGTGCGGTTCGTTGCCTCCGTGGCGCCGCCGCAGGGTTGGCCACCCTTGGCGCACGGCTGGCCCGTGTGCAACCGCTGGTCGCCCAGGCTGCCGGTACGTCGCTGCTGCTGGGCCTGCTCAGCGTCGCGCGGGGCTTGTCTGGCTGCGCTGCCGGATGGGCACAGTCCCTCGCTGCCTTCTTGTCCGCGGTCCTGACGCCGGCGCGGCGGCGGCTCTTTGTCCGGCGGGAGTCGCGGACTCTGGCCGTGGCCTTCGAAGTCCGCACCGTTGGGGTCCGCCGCGAACAGCGAGTGTTGGCGGCAAGTGGGGAGGATCGAACCCTCACGGTCCAGCCAGAGTCCAGGAGTATCGACGCATGACTTTTGCCAAGGATCCTGATGCCGTCCTCGACTACTCGGTGGATTGGACCCGGTGGCTCGCCGGCGACGAGATCACCACCAGCGAGTGGATTGTGGGGTCCGGCCTCACGAAGGCCAGTGAGACCAACTCGCCAACGAAGGCGACCGTGTGGATTTTGGGCGGAGCGGCGGGGCAGAGCTATTCGGTGACCAACCGGATCACGACGACCGGCGGCCGCACCGAGGACCGCTCGTTCCTCATCAAAGTTGAAGAACGCTGATTGCTAGTCTCGAGGCTTGGTGTGTGCTACTTGGCCGGGGCCGGAGATCCTGGCCTCCGGTTGCCCTTGCCGTCGATGAGCGTCAGTCGCCACCGAAGGTAGTCTGCAATTTCTTTGTATCCGGCGTGGGTTGCCAATACGGCAGCCACCTCCTCCCAAGTGACTACCCTTGCTTTCGCATCTTCGGCTGAGGCGCGCCCCCGGTATGAAGCGCCATCCTGGTCGAAATACGTTCGGAACACGCTCGCTTGCTTGCCTGCTGGCGGGTAGAGTCCGACGCTTGGTGCTATGACGAGTACCCGCCACGCCCCACCGCTGCCAGCATTACGTTGAGCCGTGAACGCTCTCATGTCGATTTGGCTCCGATTCCGCGCCGCACCTTGTGTTCCGTCGAGATCACTCAGCCACTTGGCCTCGATTTCGATGCACCAACCTGGTGCGGTCAAGGTAATCTCCGACTCCGGACCATGTTCGACAAGGCCGGTATCCGGATGTGCCTGGCGCTGCCAAAAGCAGGCCGACCAGTCGGACGGAATGGTCGGTTCATCGAAGATCCCGGCGAGAAGAGGCGTCAGCCATGGAGCGAACGGCTTTGCTCCAAACACCGACCACGTCACGGTGTCTTCGGAATTTGCCGATTGCAGCCTGGAGTAGTGGCCGAGTTTCGCCTTCAGCGTCTCGCGATCCTCCGGAGGGAAGTCTGAGGTTCGACCCCTCTCTGTCAACGCCTTGCGAATGATCGGCGGACCCGGATTCAGGACCATGTCGTGCCAGTCGAATGCTGCAAATACACCCGATCCGACACTGCGTGAGCCAACAATGGCTCTGCCGTCGAAACCGATAATCGTGTAACTCAACGTTCCTCCACTCTCTTCCTCCGAAAGCTCCTATGTCTGACTATATCGGCAACATCGTCGTGCCGGAGATCGCACCGTCGGGAGTGTTTCCGCTGATGCCGGACTACCCGCACGGCCGCGCGCAAGTGCACGAGGTCGTCGTGCACCAGTTCGGCTCCGGCAACGCGAAAATCGAGCAGCGCTTTCTCCTGGGCACGGGCGCCAAGCGGTTCACCGTCCGCAAAGCCTGGCTGCGCGACGCCGACCGCATTGCCCTGCGCAACTTCTGGGAGTCGAATTACGGGCCTTACGGTGCGTTCACCTACAACGCGCCCAACGACGACGGCATGGGCACGACAGCGTACACTTGCCGCTTCGCCAACGAGCCTCTCTCCTGGGAGATGCTGACGGACGCCGTCTGCTCGCTCGGCGTGACGCTGGTCGAGATTCCCTCGTCCTCGCCCAGCTACACCCTCAACCAAACCGTCACGCGGTTCCCGCCTCAAGTGCTCAAAGACGCACTGCTTTCCCAAATCCAGCAGATCATCCCGCTCGTCACAATCCAGCCGCTTGAGTCCGCGTATCCCGCGATCCATCTCTCGGACCGGCGCTGCACGGTGGGCGGCCAGATCTACCAGGCGCGCCTCCTGGAGTTTGACGGCATCTCGCAGGGCATGGGCAACGAGGCCGACGAAGCGCAATTCACTTTCGGCAACGCCGACCGCGTCATGCGCGATCTGGCCAACGACGTCGACCTTTACCGCGCCGCGATAGGGCTGTCCCTTTTCCACGTCGGTACGGGCATCAAGTTGGATCTTTGGAAGGGCGAGATCGTTAACTGGGCCTGCGACGCCGGCCTGGAGTTCCGCGTCACCGCCGCCGACGGACTGTACGAACTGAACCTGCCCTATCCCACCCGGAAGATCTCGCGCACCTGCGGGAAGCCGTTCGATTCGCAGGCCTGCCCGTTTGCGACCGGCGGCGCGCTCGACCTGGTCCACTTCCCCAACGCGGATGCCGCGAAGTGCGACAAGGGCTACGAGACCGAGAATGGGTGTCTCGCGCACGGCATGAAGCGCTATTACGGCGGCATCCTCGCGGAACCGCAGGGCGTCCGCATCAAGGACAACTCCACCGGAACCTGGGGCTTCGGACGCTCGCCGCTCACCAGCGTTTCGCTCGTCGCCGACTCCATCTACGACCAGGTCCTGCCGGAGATCTACACCGACTCTGCCATGCCAGTGAACTGCAAGGTGGCCGCCGGGCGCGACGAAAGCGATTTCTACGAGGCGCTCGGCATCGTCGGCGAGGGGCCGCTCGTCGCGTTCGGCACCGGACATAAGCTCGACGGCCAGTACCACCACGGCTATCCCGGCAGCTTCGGTTTGCGCGAGGTGCTCGGCTCCGATCCCGCTGGCGCGCAGGACTGGTTCTCGCTCGACCAGTCCGGCAATCAGACCGCCGGCGATTGGCGCAAAGTTTTCGCCGGCAACTCTACCTACAAGGACAACTTCGCCGCGGGCACGGCCTTCCTGGTGATCCGGCGCTCCGACGCCAAGGGACTTCAACTCTCCCGGCCCGGCGAGCACCAGATGGAGGCCATCGTCGCGCTGGGCATGAGGGGCTGGGTGTGGACCTCGCCCGGCGTCCGCTCCTGGGGTCCGCCGCTGACCAACCCCGTGTGGATCGCCATCAACATGCTCCTCCGCGCGCGGGGCATCCGGTTGGGCGAATCCGCCACGACGCAGCAGCTCGACCTGGCCGAGACGTTCTTCGACGTGAATGCCACCATCGCGGCCGCATCCATCTGCGACGAGCAGGTGTCGAAGTTGGTCGGCACGGGCACGGAGACGCAGTTCAAGTTCCGAGGCGTGATCCAGGAAGAGAAACCCCTCCGGGACTGGCTCCAGGAAGTGCTCATGAACTGCCTGGGCTACTACACGTTCGCCTTCGGCAAGCTCAAGATCGGCGTGCGCATGAACTCCTCGGCGGTCGAGGCTTTCACCGAAGGGAACATCCTGTTCCGAAGCCTGCAACTGGCGCCGCTGCGGCCATCCTTCAATCACCTCACTGCCAACTTTGCCGACGAGGATTTCGAGTTCGTCGCCAACTCGGTCGCCGTCTACGACATTGACCACGCGAACCTCATCGGCGGCGGCGCCGGGCTGCTGTTCCTGAAGTCGAGCGTCAACCTCGCCGGGAGCTCGTCGAAGTCGCAGGCCGGCCGGATCGTAGCCGCGCGGCTGCGTGAGGAGTTGGGCGGGATCACGCCGGACGAGTGGAAGAGGGCGCGCCAGGTGGCTTTCAAGACGACCGTCCTGGCGCTCAACACGGAACCAGGCATGGTCTGCTCCATGACGCACCCGGACATGCCGGACGGGAGTGGCGAGTTCCGGGTCGTCTCCTGGCGGCTGAACCGTGACTACTCGATCGACATCCAGGGCCGCGCGACCACGGATTCGATGTACGATCTGGTCTCCGGCCCCAAGCCCGCCGATGTGGTGCCGGACCAGGTCCCCGACGAGATCCTGATCGACACCGGCGTCCCCGGCGTTCTCAGCGGCACGCCGCGCCTCGGCGATTACGGCACCTTCGCCATCGACGACATGTCGGTCGCTCCCGATGCCCCGGGCAACTCGAACATCGTCGGAGCGCATGAGATCACCCTGGCGCTGTACTACGTCGACGAACTGACCACGGATCTGTGGGCCTCCATCGACACCGACATGGATGCCGTCACCGATCCTGCGACGGCCTCCTGCACTCTCAATCCCAATACGAGCCGGGTGTTCCGCGTTGGCGACTTCGTGGTGCTCAACGACGAGTCCGCCGACCCGAACAACCCAGGGCGGCGGTCCTACGAATGCGCACAGATCATCGGACCAGGAAACACGGACGACGTCGTTCCCACGGGCGACTTCGTATTCCAGCGCGCGTATCCCGGCGTTCCGGAGGGCCAAGCCACTTTCGGCACAATGCGATGCGCGCATCTCGCCGGAATCCGCCTCTACAAGCTCGACCAGAAGACGTTCACCTTCAGCGTCCGCAAAGGTTTCTTCCGGACGCCTGGGCTGCCGGCACGCATCGAGGCGAAGCTCCCGAGCGCCTGTCTCGTCGCCGCACTCGCGGGCGTGGCCAACCACTTCGGCTACGGGCCATTTACCGTCTTCCCGCTTTCCCGCCACAACGAGCCTCACATGCCTGGACTCCGCACCTGCAACGGCGGCGCCTACACGTTCCAGGTGCCGGGACCACTCTCGGTGCAGGAGAACGTCGTCATCCCGCTGAAGGTCCAGGACGCTGCCTCGATCCGCTGCATATACGCCTACCTGCAACAGGGCACAGCGGATGGCCAGTCAGCATTCCTGGTGAAGATCAGCCGGGATGGCGGCGCGACGTGGGAGCCCCTTGAATACATGGGTATTGCGCAGGCGTTGCCGGATGCCTACAAGAACACCTACGACTTCCTGGTCAACAACGAAGGCTACGGCTTGCCAGCGTCGCGACGCCTGCCTTACGCGGACTACGGCCTCGCCCTGGCCCAGGCTGTCACGGCAAACCCGGCTCCCCAGACGATCCAGACGGCTTCGTACGGAGCCAACCGTCTCGGGTTGGCGGCGGGGCAGTTCCTCTTCCTTGATTCGGGCGGTGCGAACGAAGAGTACGTGAAGGTCGTCACTGCCGATCCGGACAATCAGACATTCGACGCTATCGTGACGAAGGACCACGCCGACGGCGAGCGCATCCGCCCGACGATCTGGCCGACGCCGGTGCTATACGAGGGCGACGACTTGGCGTTCGATATCCTAGCCGTGGCCTCGCCTGATCCCGGCGCCGATTTGACCGTGGTGATCCAGACGTGATAACTGCTCCCTGAGTCATGTGTAACGTCGGCAGTCAACCGCGATCACGCGTCGCTCTTCCGGGATCGACTTCTGGCGGTAGCAAACGCCGCCCGAGCAGACTCGAAGTCGTCAAAGGTCTCTTTATGTCTGGCGCTAAGTTCGATTTCCCCTGCTGTGTTGCGATCGGTCCAGTAGGATCCTTTTAAGGCTGTCGAAGGGAAGCCGATCACCTGCAAGAGCAAGGCACCGTGATGTATGGAACTCCGTTCCCTCGCTGAGAGTAAAGGTTCGTTTCTGTACACACCGACAAGGCGGAACATCCCATCACGGGCACCGTTGATCTCCACACCGAGCAGTTCGGAACACGATTCCTTGGTGTAGAGGCGAAGACTGAGGCTGGAAAACGTTTGACGGATAACCATGTATCCTTCAATCGGCTTCACGGCACGCCCGGTGCTCGGATCATTCCAATTCGATCTGATCACAACCCGCCATGTCCCGAAAATGAGTGGCCGCTTCACGAACCAACCCTGGAGAAACGGGAGCTTCCAGAGAAATACGTCGAAACAGATGAGGAGCAGCACCATGATGCCTGTGACGGAAGAAAGAGGGCGAATCCAGTGCGCGGGAATAGCCACGCCCTCGAGCACCAGCAGCGCGCCCCAGATCAACGCTGCGGCGGCCAGAATCACGGACAGATGAAGTCGGGTCATCATCTACTGGAATCCAATATGATCCCATGCCGCATCGGCGAACTGATGCGCTTGCTCCCGTGTCCACGGCTGGCACCCACGGAAGAGATACTTGAGTTCGTTGACCTCGCCCCACTCCTGACACGGTTCAATCGCACGAGTCTCGTTGAATATGTGTGCGAGCGCGTACCGGATATCTGCCACATAGTTGTCATGTCCGAAACCTTCGTTAGGCACATTCCAGACAAGACATTCGATCAAGAACGATGGAGCTTCGCCAGTTGGCTGAAGCAGTTCCGTGCGGAGGCTCTTGAGTATGCGCACCACGGCCTTGAATCTGCGATTGGTCAAGTCATTCTTGGCAACGCCGTTGTCGTAATTCTGCTGCGGCCAGTTGATGACTTTGCCTCCGTTGTCGGGTCGAAACTCGGTACCCGAGAGGTAGTAGAAGCCGTTTCCGCCGGCGGACCGGCGGTATCGCCTGTGCTCGAAGCATGGAACAACGTCCGCATCCACTCGGTATGTGTTCTCGCGAATGTTGAATGCTTTGTTGCCGCGCGTCACTGAGCGGCGTCCAAAGTAATCGCACAACGCACTCTCCACCTCGTTCTTGAAAGTGGAGTAGGAATAGGAGGCGTCAATGAGGCCCACATCCCTCTGCGTAAGCCCCTCACCCATCGAGTAGTCCGTAAAGCACACGTCCTTGCAGAGAACGCAAATGTCAACGTCACTCTCCAAGCCGACATTCGTCCGGTTTCGGTATGATCCCTGCGCGAAGACCTCAATCTTCCTGGTACTGAGTGGCCGACTTGCAGCCACTGCCTTACGGATCGCACTCTCGGCATTTTCGCACTTCTGCCGTTCAGTCTCGCTTGGAGGCTTCCCCCAAGATCTAAGCGTCTCCTCCCAATTCCGAGCCATATCGTTGGCCTTTGGTTCTACACAGCGATTCTACGACATTAGGCGATCAACTAACGACCAGTCTCGTAGGGCCCACAAAGTGTGACCATGCCAGAGCCACTTCAGATTTTCGACCCGCGCCGCACGGTCCAACTCCTGGGCTTTTCCGGCCGCGCCGCCACCACCACCATCCACGGCGCGACCGAGACCGGTTTCCAGATCTCCGGCATCTTCCAGGCGGCCGAGGACTTCGCCAACGTCCAACTCTTCTCGGCCTACGACTACTTAAATCACCTTCGCCTGAAGCCTCTGCCGGTGACGGACCTCTCCGGGCTGACCCTTCAGTTCGACATGGAAACCCTGAGCGTCAACGGCGAAGAGGGCAACGTGCGGCCCGACTGCGTCCGTTACGCCTCAGTCGGGTGGGACAAGTTGACAATCACCACGGGCGCCGGCGACATCTACGAAGTCCCGCTGATGAGCCACGCGCAGGTCCTGTCGGGAGGCTTCACTCCCGGCACGTTCGACTTCTCAATCTGCGACCGCGACAGCGAGACCCTCGACGAACTCCTGGTCGGAGGAGCCACGCCCGGACTGACCGACAAGGCCTACGTCTACTTCATGGGTACGCGGTGGTCCTCCACTTCGCCGGAGGCCATTGCTTTCTGCAATCTGGAAACGCGTCTTCTCAACAACATCGGTGCGGCTGACGTGCCCTCCTGCGAACAAGCCATCTGGTGGCAGGACGATCCCAACTTCTGGCACTACCTGCTGGTCAACAGCGGCGGCGCCGGGATTCGTGAAGACGGAGCCACGGACGCTGCGGACATCGCGTCTCGGCTGGCGTCCATGGTGGGCATCTCCAGTTACCTGGTGGAGTGCTCAGCGTCGGGCAACGTCATCAGCCTCGAGACCGGTGTGAATGGCCCGGTCACGGTCTCGACGAACAGTGGTTCGGCACCCGCCACTCTGAGCCGATTCGTGCCCGGAGTGTACACGGCGCGGGTATCCTCGTCCGCCGAGATCCGCGCCGGCGACTACGTGGGCGTCGACATCGGGAGTGCCAATGACGAGGTCGTCAAGGTCATTGCAGCCGGGGGCGGCACCTTCACTGCCTTCTTCAGGAAGCCGCACTACGGGAAGCTCTACAACATCCAGTGTCGGGTGCTTCCACGCGCGAGGCACTTCGGGCGGGTGTTGAAGGATCGGATGGCGGACCACCCGCTGCCGGATTACGGTGACCAGCCCAGCAGTCTGGCCGCACAGGGTTTCGCAACGACCAACACCTCCGCAGCGCTCCAAGTGCGCCTCATTGGGCGGTTGGGCGAGTACGGGCGCGACGCCAACGGCATTCCGGTGCGCGTCTCGGTGGACGGCGGCAACCAGATTGTGCGCATCGAGAACACGGATGGAGCGTTTGGTGCGACGGCGCGCGCGACGCGAGTGGAGGGCGCGGACAACAGCCGGGTGTATCGATTCAACTTTCCCTTCGCGTCGCTCTCCGGCTACCGGAATGGAGACCGCAACATGCTCGTCGCTGTCCCGGCCAACGACGTCGTTCTGGCCCATCTGACCTTCGCACCGCGATTCGAGGATGTCGAATACGGCCTTGCGGCGGGCGGACTGCTGAGTGCGGCCGTATCAACCTCCGCGGCGGGCACGGAAGAAGAGTGGCAAGTCACGGATGCCGAAGCAATGCTCGCCGGCCTCAAATACTACGTGGGCACACCCGCTGCCGAAGAGCGCATCACGTGCCTCGCCAACTTCGGTCTGTCCAAGCCTGACCCGGATGATCCGGCCACCTGGTACTACCGCGTGCTCGTGCGTCGCGGCGAGGACTCGTCCATGCCGCAGGCTTGGGCACCAGGCACGCGCATCCAGCGCATCTCCACCATCACCGGCACGAGGTCGGACATCGAGTGGCAGGTGAAGGTCTCAAACATCACCGTCACCGGCGATCGCACGCTCAAGGTCGGCGGCGATGCCCCCCGCATCGAGGAGGCGGATGGTCGGTGTCGGTACGAGGGCTTCTGGGAGGATTACAGCTATGGCGCCGCATGGCCCACGCAGTGGTGGTCGCTGGGACACGCCCGGCGTTGCGCGCCCAGCAACGCGCAGGACACGCGCCAAGTCACGATCCGTTACTCGCGCGCCACGCAGCATGATCTCTACCTCGGCACGTGGCTCGGCCGCGACGCGGGCCGGATTCAGGTCGCAATCGACGGCGGCGCGCCGGTTGTCCACGATCTCTACCTGAACGACTACAACGGCCTCGCCGCCATGCGGAAGCTGGCCGGCGCTCTGCCAGCCGGAACGCACACCGTCGAGATCCGCGCGCTCTTCGACAAGCATCCGTCGAGCACCGGCTACTACTTCTACTTCGACTACCTGTGGCCTTTGATGCCGCAGGATCCTCCGGAACCGTCAACCGTCTACAGCGACGTCTCGCTCGCGATCGACTTCGACACGGACCACGGCTACAAGAAGCCGCCCGCCTGGCACCTGTGGCATCTGGATCGCCTCGGCTTCCGTGGCCACGCCGATGTCTACATGGGCGTCTTCTGGAACAACAAACGGCGGCGCGTGGAAGCGACCTACCCGAGTTGCAGCCTGGGTGTCGGCGCATGGCAGCCTGACGAACCGTTGTGGGTCAACCTCTCCGGCACGGCGCTCTACTTCTCGCCCGGCGCGGGGCTCGAAACGAAGGACATCGCCGCCCACCTCCGCGCGATGATCAACGTCACGTTTCCGGGTGTCTGGTGTACGAGCGATGCCAGCTCGATCCACATCCGCTCCCGCGCGCCGAGCTACACCTTTACGGTCTCGACCAGCTCGCAATTGAGCGTCACGCAGGGCCCGCCGGCGCTGGATCTGGCCGGGGCCGAAGGCGACTGGGAGATGATCGACACGATTGCGCCAGTGATGACGCAAGGGGCGCGGAACTGGATCCGGGACCTCGCCTCGCAGTTTAGGCTGGCCGGCATCGACGCGAGCTTCGCCTTCTCGATGGAGTGCTACCGGCCACCTCTGCCGATGTCCGCGCGCTACTGGGACGGCGAACCGGTATTCCTGCCCGTCCCCTCGCACCAGATGCACTTCGGAGCGCGGGTGCGGAGCTACCTCAAGCAGATGTACAAGGAATGCGCCGATGAGCTCGCGGCGGCGGGATTGCCCATCGTCCTCCAGTTCGGCGAAACGCAGTGGTGGTATTTCCCGAACGCCTCCGGCATGCCGTTCTACGACGACGATACAAGGGCGGCTTTCCAGGCGCGCTACGGTCGGCCATTGCACCGCTTCCTCGCCAACACCGACGCTCCCGGCGACGACATCGAGTCCGCCGACTTCTTGCGCGATCGCATCTGGGAATACTGCGCTGAGGTGATCAGCTACGTCCGCCGCTTCCATCCGTCGGCGGTCTTCGAATGCCTCTGGCCGCTCGACGCCAACCAGGGCAAGCCCGCGCCCGACCCTGCCTTCCGCGCGCTGAACTTCCACGTGAATCTCCCCAACGAATGGAAGACTTCCTCATACGGAGTGAAGTACTTCCGCGCCGAGGGCTTCGACTATGACATCTGGCAGAAGAACGCCCGGTTGATGCGGCAGACGCTCGAGTTTCCGCTGAAGCTCGGCCGCCCCGCATCGGAGTGCATGTACCTGGCCGGCATCTATGGCCCACCTGATCCGCCTATGCGCGAGGCCTACGGCATGTGGCGCAACCGCGGACTCTACTCCTTCTGCCTCTGGGCCTTCGATCAGTTCTGCCTGAACTCGCGGCCCGTGCCGCTGGAGGTCACGTCGCAGGCCACCGCCACTCTCGCCACGTATCACCGTCCGCGTGCCGCCAGGTCGCCCGAGGCGCCCATTGCCGTGGCGTATGCGCCGGAGCCGAGCAGCCGGATGAACACGTTCCATCTCAACGCGAGGAGACTCAATGGCCAGTAACTTCCCGACCGCGATCGACGATCCGTCGAGCCTCTTCACTCCCGCCGATGCCTTCTCAACCAAGCCGCTGGAGACCATCACGACGATGATGGTGCAGGCCAATGATTCGACCATCGCCGTCGAGTCCGCCGGTGGAGGCTTCGCGGATGAGTACGGAATCCTCTCCATCGACGATGAGCTGATCGTCTACACCGCTAAGACCGCCGCGCAGTTCACCGGCTGCCAGCGTGGAGCCTTCGGCACAGTCGCCACCCAGCACACAGCCGGAGTCACGGTGCGTGCCAATATGGTCGCGGCCTATATCGAGGCGCTCCAGGAAGCCGTCATCGCCATCGAGCAGGAACTCGGAACGGCCTCCGCCCGCAACTACGTCCGCAAGGACGGGGCCGTAACCATCACAGGGCTCAAGAGCTTTGTCGACGGCGCGGAGCTCGGCTCCGGCAACAAGTCGGCGACAGGGCTGGTCCGGCTGCCGAACACCGGAGCCGTGAAATGGCGCAAGGCCGACGGCTCCGGGGATCTGGGAGTCGCCCTCAATGCCAACGACCACCTCGCGCCCGACGCCATCATCGACTTCGCGCCCGGGCAGACTTTCGGAGCGTTCTCTTATCCTGACGCCGGCTACGGGAACAAGGGCATCGTGCAAGTCGATCCGGCTGGTGGCCTGGCCGTCGAGTCAGGTGTGCTCTCGTTGCCTGCCTCCGGCGCTTCCCCAGGCACGTATCCGAAAGTCACGGTGGACTCCAAGGGCCGCGTGACATCCGGCGCGAACCTGGCGTCGGGCGATCTGCCTGGACATACCCACGCTGCCAGCGATATCGTGAGCGGCGAGCTCCCGCACAAGGTCCAGCAGGATGGTGCTGATGTCGGCACGCGACGGGCGCTCAACCTCGTCCAAGGTGCCCGAATTACGCTCGCGGCCACCGATGACCCCGCGAATGACCGTGTCAGCGTGACCATCGGGGCGAGTCCACCGGAGTCCGGCGAGATCACGAATGCCCTAGGCTACGTGCCGGCCAACCGTGCGGGCGACCACTTCACAGGCGCCGTCGACTGCGGTCCGCACCAGACGATTGGCGGCCCGCTGGAGAACATGGCGAAGCACTCCGAAGACTTCGCCGCAGCCACGTGGGACAAGAACGGCGGATCCTGCTCCGTCACATCGAACGCCGTCATCGCTCCGGACGGCAACCAAAACGCCGATGTGATCACCGCCGTCACGGCCACGCCCGTCCTCCAACAGCAGGTGGCCGGCCTCGCCGACGGCGGAACCTACACGTTCTACGTCTGGGCCCGCGTGGCCTCGGGCACGCGCAAGATCTCCCTGGCGATCGTCAACAACGGCTACGCCGCGTACCTGGCCGGGCCCACGCAGGTGACGTTGACAACAACCTGGCAGCGCTTCAAAATCACGGGAACGCTGGCGAGCGGCCAGACCGGCCTCTGGATCGTCGTCCGCCAATACGCCGGCAACAGCGACGACTGGACCACCGGCGACGTCCACCTCTGGGGCGCCTGCCTCCAGCAGGGCACCGATCCGCAGAAGGCCTACGTCCGCACCTGGGCATCCCAGACGCCCCACCACGCATCCGGTCTCGCCGCAGGCCCAACCGTCATCGCCGCACCGGACGCCACAACCTCGCCCCTCAAGATCCACGGCCCCGGATCCAACCTCGCCGACAACTCACTCCTGGAGCTCACCGCCAACGGCGAACTCATCCTGGCGGGCGGTTCCGGCAACGGTTACCGCTTCGCCGACCTCGGTGCCGCCAACAACCCCTCCGGTTGGTCCGGAGTCATCAAGGTGAAGACTCCGTCCGGTGCCACCTTGGGCTACATTCTGCTCTACACCAGCCCCTAGGGTCCCTAGCTGTTGAATTTTAAGCCACCGCACCTGCCAATCGTGTCACGCTTGCCTTGACGAGCCTTTACATCAGTTTGCCTTGATGGCGTGCCTGCACTTGATCTAACATTGGATGACGCGAGTTTACATCTATGCCTGTCGATATCGCGGGCCAGAGCTACTATGCCCTCACCGAGGTTGCGGAAGAACTTCGCGTGACCCGTCAGTCCCTCTGGCTTTGGCGGAAGAGCGGCAAGATCCCCGTGGGCCGACGGGCTCGCGCGAGGCAAGTCCTTTTCACCGAAGCAGAGGTCACGGCGATCCGGGAGTACGCGAATCGCCTTGAGCCAATCGAGTTGGGACGTGTCAGGCAGATGAGACTTTTTGGCCAGACTGGATCGAAGGAGGGATCATGAACACTACCGCCAAACCGGCTGTCGTTCTCCTGAGCGGTGGACTCGATTCCGCGACAGTGCTCGCGGTCGCGAAATCTGAAGGGTACGCTTGCTACGCCCTGTCCTTTGACTACGGCCAGAGGCATCGGTGGGAACTGGAATGCGCCGGCAGAATCGTTGCGAGCCTGGGTGCAGCCGGGCACCACATAGCAAGAATTGACCTTAGGGCGTTCGGTAGGTCTGCACTGACGGCGGATATCGAAGTCCCCAAGTCACGAACGCTCGACGAGATGTCGCGGGAAATTCCTATAACATATGTGCCGGCGCGGAACACCATTTTTCTGGCCTTCGCCCTGGCTTGGGCAGAGGTACTGAATGCAAATGACATCTTCATTGGCGTGAACGCGATCGACTACAGCGGATATCCGGACTGTCGTCCAGAGTTCATTAAGGCGTTTGAGCACTTGGCAAATCTCGCGACTCAGGCCGGCGTCGAAGGCCGAACGCATGTGCAGATCCACGCACCCCTCCTTCCAATGTCGAAAGCGCAGATCATTCGCCGCGGTTTGCAGCTCGGCGTCGATTACGGTCTGACTAGCAGTTGCTACGATCCGTCCCTCACTGGGGAGGCTTGCGGCGAGTGCGACTCCTGCTTACTCCGAACTAAGGGCTTTGCAGAGAATGGAGTACCCGATCCGATTAGGTACGGCTTGTCGGGCATCACTTCGGGATGA